ACTAGGTAAAGCTCCATTTGCTGATGTAGTATCTCCTGCTCCTTGAGGATTAAATGGTTTATTACCAAATCCAGGAGCATGTGTACTATTCATATTTATTCCAGTTTCACCTATAATATCCATATATGCTTTTCTTTGTTCTTTTAAAGATTTTTTAGGTGTTTGTGTAACAGTGAGTGTAGTTGGTGATGTAATACTTTCTTGTATTGGTTGTGTAACTACAGCTTTAGGTGCTTTAACTGCCTCTAGTAAAACTTCCTTTAGCTCCTCTTGTATGGCCTCTCTAACGGCTTCTTTAATTATTTTTTTAAGTGCTTCGGTTTTCATTTTTGTGTTTGTTATAAATATTAAATTAATTAAGGGGTTTAATAACCTCCACTTCTTCCTCCTCCACTACTTATAGTTGAAGTTGTTATAGAAGATAAATTTAAAGATGGTGAAGAATTAGAAGGAGTTTCTATTGGAGAAAATCCTTCAGGAGATAAATTATTTTGCTTAATATAAAATACTAGTTCATCTATTAGTATTTGATCATTGGAAGAAAATGAAGCTTCTCCCCTAAGCATAATTATTCCTGATTGGTTTTTAGCTATTGCTTGTCTTTGTTTTATAGTTCCTACTTTAGATCCCTCTACAGGAACTACACTTAAATCAAACCCATTAAAATTATTTATAACTGGGGATAGTTGTTGGTCTTGTTGTTGGGTTGAATCTAAAAGTTGTTTTGAAATTGATTCTTGATTTATTGTGGTTTCTCCTAATTCTTTAGTAGATTCACTTATGGCTATATCAACTATTGCTAATAAATCTATAACCGTTTGTAATTTATTTAATAAAAGATTTATTAAAGATGTTCCTTCTCCTATTTTCCCTTCTCCTTTACCTATTAAATTTCTTAAAAGGTTAATTACTTTTTGTACAGCTAAAATAGGACCTACTGGGATAGGGGTTACTGCTGTTGATGGTATGAATGATACAGTATCTATAGCAGTTTGAGCTATTTGAATACCTGTTTTTGTTTTAGGGATTAAATTTTCAATAGGATTAATAATATTGTTAATAGATTCTATTTTAGAATATAAATTATTTAATTGTTTTGTTAATTTATTTTTTAATTCAATAACTTTATTTAATTCTTCTATATTAGAAGGAATAGTTAATTTATCCTTAATTAATTTTATTAATTGTTCTTTTATTATAGCTTCCATTTTTAAAATCTCCTCCTTCCTGAGAAATTAATATTTTTATTTCTAGTTCTTTTATTTCCTTTTGATTTGAATTTTCCTCCTTTATTTAATATAGTTCCTTTAGGTTTTGGGTATTTAATTTTAAATTTTTTCTGTTTATTTTTATTTTTATTTTTGACTTTTTTTATTTTGTTTTTATCTTCACTAATTGAAATTTGAGTATTAGTTGAAGTTGGGTCATCAATACCTCCATCTTCAGTTGGAATTGGGGTTAATAAATCAAATTGATTAGGTTCTTTAAAATCATATGTAAAATCATTAGTTTGTTCTTGATATTCAGTTCTGGAGAAATAATCATAAGCTAATCCAGCACTTCCAGAATATATTCTTCCATCAAAATCTGCAGTAAACATATTACCATTTCCATCAATAAAGCTTTCTCCGGGTTCAAGGCTTCGCAAAAATAAAGCTTGATCATCCTGATATGTATAAGTAACCTCAGATGTTGCCCCCTGTTCATCCATAAATTCCAAAACTTCATTTTCTCTATAGGTAAGTCTTTCTGAAAATATTAAATCTGTTTTTTTAGCTCTTTTTCTTCTTTGTTTTTTCAAATCTTCAGCTTGTTTTTTTGCTTGTTTGATTAATTCAATTGGGTCCCCTATACCAAAGGGTTCAGTTAACAATTTTTTTATTATAAAAGGATAAATTCTATTTTGGATTTCATCATTTGCTTTTTTAACTATCATTCCTATAAAACTTGCAATGTCTCCTCTATCTAACTGATTTTTAACTGAATCAGGGGTTGATTTTGTTTTTAAAATTGCAGCATCAGTATTTTTTGTTGAAGAAAATAAAGGAATAAAATTTATATCATTTCTTAAATTTCCTGCTTGGGTAGTAATACTTGTAGTAACTACATTATAATTAGGTTTTACTGATTTGGATGAAATGGTTATTTGTTGAGTTTCACCTGGGATATATTCTCCTTGTAATGTAAATTTTCCTTTATTATCTGTATAAGTAAATTCCCCATTTAAATCTTCAACCCTAGCAAAAGGAATAAGTTTATTAGTTATACCATCAACTACTATACTGCTAAAAGTATAAGGAATTGGTTCTAATTCTCCTACAAATTCAACTTCTGATCCTTCAGGTGGGTATTGTTGTTCATACCAGTCTTGATCAACTAATATATCGTTTGTATTTTCATCTATACTATATATATCAGCTGCAGGAATTGTCATATAAGGTGGGTCTATTTCAAACGATTGTTTAGCTAAGTTTATAGCTTGTTCCTCATTTCCTACAGTAAATAGGGTATTTGAAAATGTATATACGGGTAACCCTGCATTATTTCCTACTATTACTACCATACCTACTCCTGATTGGTTGGAATTTTCAGAAGTTGGGTTTAAATATTCATTTACTTCTTCATCAGAAAGAAAAGCATATATTTTTTTAGATTCATCTTCTCTATTATTAGTACTTCTATAACTATCTAAATCATTAAATTCAGGGGATGGGATATAAGTTAAATCATCATTAGTAATTCCTTCTTCTCTTTGAACTGATTTTACATTAGCTGTAATATCTCTTCTTCTATTTACTATATCAACTCCTATAGTTAAAAGATTATTAATTTGTTTTTGTTGGACCCATTCTGGTTTTTTATCGAAAGGAATATCTCTTCCTACAATAGTATCTATATATTGTACTTTATATGTGTAATTTATAATTACATTTTCACCTGTGGGTTGTTTTGTAGGATCTTTAACAAATTTAACTTCCCCACTTACATTTTTTGGGCTATTTATGTCAGCTAATCCTCCACTCATTATTATATAATTTTATTAACATTAGATTTATAGCTTTCTATTTGATCTATAAACCCTACACCCCCACCTTCAATCATATCAGATAAATTATCAGCTTGAACTTTTAATTGACCATTTACAGCATCAGTTTTTGTAGGTACTCCTGTTTCAGTATTTACTATAGTAACCTCTTTAATTTTAGAAAGAGCCTTACATAAAACAGATATTTCTTTCATTATAATTTCTAAATTATCTAAAAATTTATTTCCTAATATCATAGGTTCTTCTGCATTTTTACTCCCTAATTTAATATTACGAGAATCTATAACTACTTCTTTAGTTGAAACATTAAATGAAGAATTTGCTCCTATAAATACAGATTTTTGCGAACTAAGAAGGATATTATCTTTTTTAGAATTAAAAATTAATTGACCTGAATTAATTATTACTTGGGAATTATTATATAAATTAGGAGCTACTGGTGGAGTAGAAAAAGAATTATAATTAGCATTCGCTACTCTTATAGGAATTACCTGGTTAGAAGTTAAATATATAGATGAAGGGTCAATATTAATATCTTCTGTAATAGGAACCCACCCTGGAGTATTAGGGTTTTTATTTATTCCATTTTTAATTATTGTAATAGGATTACCATCCTGTCCACTTTCAGACCAGTTATTTCTAGGTTCATTAAATCTATTTAAAGAATAAGAGGTATTTCCTAGTCTTATAGAATTCCCAAATCTTCCTTGATATATAATATCCCCAGCAAATGGTAATAAGGGATTAATATTTCCATTTTCTTCAAAAGTATTTTGAGAAGGATTTGTAGGGCTATTTAAGGAAGGGGATAAATTTTCCTTTTCTTCTAAATTAATATTATTTGGAGAACCAGTTTCAACTTCATTATAAGATTTTTTATTTAAAGATGGTGTAGTAGTTGGAGGTAAAGGATTACAATTAGGACTATTCCATAAATTAATAGGGGAAAGATAATAAAATTCATTTTTAATTTCCTTAGTAAAAGGATTTTCTGTTGTAGATGCAAACTGAAAAATAATAATTAATTCATTAATTAAAGGAGGATTTGTAATTTGAGGAAACAAGGGTTTTGCAAATGTTACCCCTGAGGATTCAAAGTTTATTTCTTTAAATAAAACTCCCCCAATAGCATTTAATCCCCCATAATTTTCAATTTGAGGGTGTTCTTCATTTAAAATACTATCTACTACTCTACCATACTTAAGCTTAGAATTAACCTCATCTTGGATAGAGAGAATATCATTTATTCCGCTGGATAAAGTAGAGGGTTGAAGAGTTTCATTTGATGATAATCCTTTTTTATAATTCATTCTTCTCTTTTAGGAGGTAATTGTAAATTTTGTATTTCGTTTAATAATTGTTCTTTTTCAGCTTCACTTATACCAAACCCATTATCTTCATTACCTTCGTTTGCAAATATACGTTGAAATATTGTAGCTACTTTTATAAGTGCTTCATCATTTTTAATACCTAATTCCATGTACTCTTTTATAAGTGGTACAATCATTGTAGCATCACCTATATCACTGATTAGTGGTTTTAACTCATTAATTAATGCGCTAATTTGTGTTTCTTTCTTCTTCTGATTGTCGTAAATTTCTTTAAGTAAATCTGAGTATGATTTTTTACCGAATATATTTTTGTCTAAATGGCTCATAGCTATACGTTTGGTTCATGTATAAATATGATTAATTAAGATTTTTCAAAGTCTATATAACCTGTTTCTAAATAAAAAACATAGCTACCTTTAAATAAACCATATAACTTAGTAGCTATTTTAGTGATTTTAGGGGTTTTTACTTCTAAACCATGGCTAGCCATTATTTCTCTAATATAAATGTATAATGCTTTTTTATTGAATATTTCTAAATTTTCTCTTTTACGGAATAATTCTAATATAGCATCTGCTACTTTAGCATCATTGCCCTTAGGGAAAAATTTATCAAATCTGTCTTCTACATACTTAACATAAGCATCTATAAAAATAGATAATCTATCTTTTTCCTTTTCTTCACCCATCTGGTATGAGTAATTATCATCCTTATATAATTCATCCACAGGTGCTTTTAAAACACGTTTTTTATAGTTTTTTGTATTATATACTATTAACCAATTTTTAGTTATGGTACCAAAATATGAGTACGCTTTTGCCCCATTATCTGGGTTGAATAAATGTAATTTAGATAATAAAAAAGTTATTACTTCATGTTGTAGGTGTTCTATTTGGTCTACTTCCGTGTAATAAAATTTAAAGGTGTGAATTATGTTTTCTGTTAATTTGAAAAAAGCATAATGTATCTCATCTCTGTATATTTGACTTCTAACTTCTGAATCTGGTTCATTGTTATATCTGACAATAGCTTGTTCAGTATCTTTAGTAAAGTAGTTTTTACTCTTGGGTCTTCTTTTTTTAGCCACGGTAATCATTTTATTTCTTTTAACTTGAAATCGTTTAAGATATCTTGAATCTTTTGGATGGAATCAAAAAATTGTCCAACCTCATCATCAGATTTAAATGTACCGGCTCGATCTATTTCTTTAAGTTTTTTATCAGATGCATCTATTGTTTTAGATAATCTATCTAAATAAGTAAGATACTCTGCTAATATGTCTTCTTGTTTTTCGTTTTTACGCATTAAATTAAAAGTGGTAAATCCTAAGATTACCACTAATACTGATAAAATGGATATGGTAACTATTTCTATCATAAACTATTTAACATGTTTTTTAAACCTTCACTTTTCATTGAGCCAAGTGCCTTGGTTTTTACATCTAATTTTTTAGCCTTAGGTTTGTCTAAAACTTTTTCATTAAATTTAGAAAGCCATACTTGTTCGAATTCAATTCTTGCTGCCATTAAGTCTGCCTGATGAATTATAAATACCATAGAAGTTCGAGGCTTTTGCTCTGGCATGTAATTTTTTAAATAAGGTTCATTAGCTTGGTCATATAAACCATCATGTAATTTGATAGTCATCCATTCGTTTTCAGTAAGCTTAATATCATGGTCAACTAGTAATTTAATAGATCTGTCTGGAACTGACATATAGGCTAATTTTTTATTGTATTGATACATTTCACCTAAGTTCTTTTTTCTCCAATCATCTTTAGATGGTAAATAAGCCATTTCTTCACCGTTACCCATTTTTCCTAAATCATGGTTTATAGCTGAAAATACAAGTTCTTCAATGGTGTAATTTTGTTCTGTTCCAAATTTTTTCCATACCTCATTTATTTCTAAAGCACCTTCTATAACTCTATTAACGTGATCAATATAACCACCTGGAAATGCATTGTGGTAAGCTGTTTTATGCGATGCTGGCATTAATACAAGATCATCTTCAAATTTCTTATAAAATGCTAATACCTTTTCTCTTCTAGGATCTGAGATGTAAGTATTAATATAAGCTAAAAATTTATTCCAATTTGTTTGGATTTGTTCTGCTGATAGACTCATTATGCTTCTCTTTCTACTATGTCCATAATATCCTGGAGGGTTTCTTTAATTTCAATTTGAGTATCATTATACTCTCTTTGTGTTCCTCCTCTATTAACATTCATGTCCTGTCTCTGGATAAGACCATTTAATTTACCTAATCTGCTTTGAAGTAATTGTTTATTTCTCATAACTTTATTTAATTGTAATAGGGTATTCCTTATAATACCGTGTGTCACCTTGTCACACTTTTTTTTATTATACGTTTTTTTCAAACCCCGTGATGGGAATATACGATGTTAGGATTTCGACTCCAAATTATCTTTAAGATACTTTTGAATTTTCACTAAAAAAGCACATTTTTCAAACTCTTCTCGTTCTTCAAAAAAAGATATTGATAATTTTAATGATGTATCTAAATAATCATCATGTTGGATTATTAAACTACCTTGCCATACTTCATTATCAATTTCACAATCTTTTATATAACTCCAGGCTCTGTGATGAGCTATATATTCCCCTACATCTTCCATTCCTTCCATACCATAATCATCTTGTGGAGTTTTAAACATATTAATAAGCTTCTTTTGAAAAACATGCTGATTTAAAATAATTTTTTTAAACATACCTACTTTATAAGTTGGTGTTTTCTCAAAATCAGCCATATTAATAGTAGAGGGTGGCTCATCAGTGTATTTTTTATCGTCACCTCCAAATAGATTAAATATGTGATTAATGTTCATATCGGTAATAAATATATTACCATTTAAACATAATCCAAATT